GCAATCCCCGAAAAGCACCCGGCAGGCGTTGGGGAGAAAACGCTTTTCGGTGGCGAACCTAGCCGGGTGCATAAACCTCTGCGCCATTGCAGAGGGCAATAAAAAACCGCCCCATGTTGGCGGTCATACCTGTCGCTATGAAGTTGTCAGTATTCAGTTTTAGGTAATGGTCGCAACGACAATGTTGGACGGATAGTAGAACGCTACACCGAAGTTGACGCCGGAATACACGTTGGGCGCAAACGGCGGTTCTGTTGGATTGATAGCGTCAATGTATATTCCGGGCGATGCGTTCGGGTTCTGACCATTGCGGGTCTGAATTACCTGTGCCAATGGTTCGTTAGTCGGGCGGAAACCGACGATAACGATTTTGTTGTCAGGAATGAACGTCGTGAACTGCGAGAAGTCACCTGACTGCGCGGCGGCCTGAGTAGCAAAGTAGCCGCCGTCCCATTCAACAATTTGAGGAAGGTCTTGTCCGCCCAGAACACGGTTAACGTCCTCCACGCTTGTCACGTTGACACCACCACCGGCAAGTCCGGGATAAATCAGACGACCGCCGAGGTCGGAGGTGTTGGTGTTGTTGAGCATGTACTGAGAAGTCGTCGTATTCATGAACGCGACCGACATTTTGTTGAACAAACAACCCTTACCGCGTTGCAATGGCTTCAAGGTTCGGAAGTCCCTCAGCGGGGTTCCTGCGGAGGCAGAAGACCATTGAGAAAACGCTCGGGTCGTCAGCGTAATGGAATCGGTGTAAATGGTTGCGCCGGTTGCGTCCGTTACGGAATAGGTGCCGTTCGCGAACAAATCCCATGCGGCTTTCGCCATGCGGTTAACCATGTTGGAGGTGAGCATTTTGACGCCGCGTGTTACCTGCGCGGCGACTTCCTCTGCCTCTCCCCATGCGCCATAGGGACGGCGAGTTGTGATATCTCGCTCGTCTACGGGGTAATGCTCTCCGTAGTATCCGGGCACAAGTGACCAACGCTTGCCGCCAACGCGCTTAATGGACGGGAATTTGGTATTCAGCGAACGGGGTTGCATGATACCAAAATAGTTGTCCTCTTGCTCCCATTCAATCGTGTCCACGTTCTTGGAGGTAACGGGGCAGTATTTGAAAATGGGGTCGTTCATCGTCAAAGGCGCAATGAACTCCTGTGCAACGGAGGTCAGATCCGCGTTTGTCGGTAATGAATATGTTGCCATTTATTTAGTTTTCCTTTCGCGGATTTAGTTCAGTTTTGCAACGCCGTTAGCGGTTGAACCGGTCACGAGTCGCCCAATGCTGTTTCGTGTGCCGGGGGTGAGGTATGCGGAGTTGATAGCACCTGCGCCGGTCTGAACAAGGTCAACGGTTTTGTAGGTGCCGGAGATAATCATGTCAACTGATTGCACGGTGACGCCGAACTCGTTACCGGATGCAGGAGTACCCAAGGTAATGTTGCCCGATGCGTCTGTAATGGCGTTTCGCGGGAATATTCCAATTGGGGTGCCGACGACACCCGAGGGAACCGGGCGAATTTGGTTGCCGGTTGTTCCGGGGACGAGTTCAACAAACGCGCCCTTCTGAAAATAGGTTGACCCGAGAAGGGTAACGTTTACCTTGACGACGTTTTCCGAATCGTAAGCGTCAAGCATGTCGTTGTCAAACGTATGGATTGCAGTTCGCATTGGTATTACACCTTGCCTTTCTGCTCAAGAGTTTTGAGAGCGGAACCGAAGATAGGCTCCTCGTTTGACAGAGCGAACAGAACCTTCTTCATGAGGTCGGGGTTGTCGAGTTTCTCCGCAGAGAAGGCACCGTCATTACCGGTTGTTGTCTGTCGTCCGCCGTTTATCCCCATGGTCTTTGCGGCAATGCTTTCGTAGGTCGTATTCATTGCTTCTAATGTTTCAAGGGAGTCGGTAGCGTCAATCGTTGCAAACGCGGCAATGGCTCCAGGTGTGTTCTGCCCCAAGGCACGAATCGCGGAGGCTTTAACTGTCTGCTTCTTGCTGTTGACGATGTTTGCTTTGAATGTCGCAAGTTCCGCCTTCTCTTTGTCCTCTACGGGTGCAGGAGTTGGTGCGGGTGTTTTCGTTGTTGTCATGTCATCTTCAAAGCCAGCCGCAGTAAACAAGGCTTTGAGATTTTCCCATGCTTCGGAAATCTTTGGCATGATGGTTTTCCTTTCGCCGGTTGTGGCGGCTTTGGATGCAACCGGCGGTTGAGATTTGCCGGATGTTGAGAACGTCTTAAACGCCGCCATAAGTGCGGCATTATCAATGCGGGGTGTTGGTGTCAGGGCAAGACCGACGAATCGCTTATCCGTCAATGTCCATTCAGCGGACAGTTTCTTGCCGTCGTCGGTGAGTTGGTTGTCAAGCCATAGCGGGATTGCAACTTCGCCTTTAACCCATTCGCCTTCTACCCAGAGGTCACGGACAGAACCAAGATTGCCGGTGAACATGTTGCTGAGTTCCTCGGCATGGTGAATATTGACAGGACACTCAACAAACGAACCGACTGCTTCCTCGGCTTCGATTTCAGACAGGGAGAAACTCTTGTCAGGGTAGTCACCGAGTTTGAACAGATTGGCGTCGTCGTAAACGCGATAATCGCCCTCTATCCGGCTTTTGAAGGACGCGAGGTTGAACACTGCCATTTCCGCGCGTTCGTTCTCGTCGTCGTCAGGATCAGCGACAGGGTGATAAATCGTCTCCGGTTGGACGCACTGCGGTTTGCCCCAGTCAACCGAATAGTCGGCGTTGATTTTGTAGGAGATTGTGTTAACCTCAGAGCCGCCCATGTCCCATTCAATGGCGACAACGTAGGTATCGTACACGTCCTGAAGCCAATACTCGCCTTCAAAGCAATCTGACAAGGAGAGGGAAAGCAAATCGCGTCGCTGTGAGAACGACAAACTATCTGCCGAGAACTCTGCGACCTTCGCCTTTATATTGGCAACGAGTGCCGACATTTTGCCTTTGGTGTCTGCCTCTGATTTCCATGCGTCCGGAATGGTTAACCCCTTGCGCTTGGCAATCCGAATCAGGCGACGTTTCACCGTTTCAGGGTCTTTGGCTTTGCCAACAAGGTGTGCGGCTGAGTCAAGGTCAGATTGATTGCGTACCGGGAACGTCCGGGTAGATGGGTCACCAAAATCAGACGCGGGAAGTTTGGCTCTTTGTTTTGCGGTAATGGGCATGTTATTTCTCCTTCCCTGATTGGCTAGGTGTCTTACCTTGCCCCGGTGCCGGTGCTTTCTGTGCTTGCGCCATTTCTAGTTGCTGTTGCGCTTTTGCTTGTTGGTTCGCTTCGTGTGTTGCGTCGTCAACGGCAGGTGATTGACCAATCAGGTTCAGGCTTGCGGCGGTTCTGTCTTGATATCCGGCGTCAACAAGGGATTGTTCGTTGGCAATCTTGAGTTGTCGTGTCTGTTCGTCAGCGTAGGCGTCGGAGGCACGTATTGGTTCACACTCGGCTTTAACGGTGTAGGGCAGTCCAAGCGTTCGTAAATGGACGTTAAACAGTTTACAGATAACGTTGTTGACGAAAGAGCGGAACCCCTCAATCTTTCTGACCTGCATTGCCCAATCAACGGTTGAGTACGCGAGTGTCCCGCCCGAGGTCACACCAAGCAGTGTCGGCAGAGTATCCAATGCCATACAGAGACGGTGCCGAGTATGCTCAAACGCGCCGATAATCTGTCCTATTCCGTTTGCGCCGTTGATGCTCTCAACCGTTCCGCCGACAGGATAAATGAACACGTCGTCGGCTTTCAAGGTAAGCATTTTCTCGCCGACACGTTGAAATTCTGCCATGGCGTATTGTGCCGGTGTGAGGTCGCCTCCGTCCGGTGCCCGGGCAATCAGTACTTCGGGGTGTTCCTCGGCGTATTGCAGAATCTCTTGGTAGGGAAAGCCAACCGTGAGGCGCGGCCATGCAACCGACTTGATTACGTCGTTAAGGTTTGTGTTCCTGGCGATATCAGCGAGTGCTTCCCCAAGTGCCGGTGCGAATTTGGCACGTCCATAGGGGTTCTCAAAGTTGCCGTCAAACGGTATAGCCAAACACGTCAACGGGTTCAGGTATCGCCAACCTGTTCTCTGAATCTGTTCGCAGTATCGGTTGCCGGTGCCGTCGTCACGAAAACGAATCGTTAACGGGTCAAACGTATAGATTTGTTGAGTGTCAGGAACGTACTCAACGGTTGCAAGTCCATTGAACAGTGCCTGCTCTCCTATCGCGTTTTGCAGTCCAACCAATCCGCCAATGGAAACGTCTTGGTGTTCCATGAGGTCAACAAGTAGTTTACTTACGTCCTCGTTTTCGTCGCCTTTGTCGTCAACGGCAATGAATCGTGTGTCGTCCTGACCAAACGACATGGAAAGCCAAACGGATCGCGCCGCACCAACCAACGGGTGAATATCGGCAAGGGAATAGAGCAATCGCAGAGGTTGCGACATGCTCCATTGAGATAAGGCTTTAACCGGGTTAGACGCGATATCGGAGAGGAAAAGGTTTGTCTTTGCGTCCCAACCTCGGCGCGGGACAATGGTAAGGACACCCGCGTACCCCGTCAGGTACGGAGGTCGGCTTAATCGCTCGTTGACCTCGGATAGCGGCGCGGCAGGATAGGTCGGTGCAAGCGGTACGGGGCCGGTGTACTCGGGTTTGGTGTCCGGAAACGGTTGTTGCCCCGGTAGTAACTGCGAGGCGTCAAGTCCCATGCTCCTTCCTGTATTCGGTTGTGCCATAATGGTTTAGGGGTTAGCGGTTGCCCGATACAAGCATGTCGGCAGGAGAGACGGAACCTCGGGAGTTTGCGTCGGGTTTGAATCGAACATACGCGGCAAAGTATCGCGCCATGTCTGCCAAGTGATATGTCTCCTTGGCTTCTATTTTTTCGGTTGGGTCGCCGGTTGGTGTGAGTTCACGAGAATACGCGGCGATATCGGCAATGATTTTGTCGCAGGTGTCAAAGAACAAAACCTCACCGCGTTTGAGCATTCCGTACAGATTGTTGATTCCGACCTCAACGTCGGATACGGGCGGCTCCACCATGAGCAACCCTGCGTCGGTGTAGAGTTTGCGCCAGCCGTCTTCCGACTTGGCACCACCAACCGCAAGTTTCACATTCTCGCCTATGCCGGGGATTCGGTTGCCTTGGTCGTTGTACTTCCAACCAAGGAACGCTGTTAAGTGTTGTCGTGCCGTTCGGTTACCGGCTTTGTACTCTTTGATGAGGTAACACCGACCGGAGAATTGCTTCCCTCCTGGCGGTCGTGTTGCCGGGTTTTCAGCCCATAAACCTAATGCAGTATTGACATTCCCGAAGTCACCGGACACAATGCGAGGCCAATCGGCAGGAACAAGGAATGGTTTGCACTTGTGACCGTGTATCGGTCCCATGTGCGGGTGATTGGCGTCGTATCTATTCTCAAAGCAATCATAAATCTGCCCAGCAGGACGGGTGAATATCCCGCGATAGAACAGGTCGAACTTCCATGCAGGGAGGTCGTTCTTTGCTCGTTCAAACTCCTCTTTGCTAAACTGCGGGTTTTCTGTTGAATCAAAACGGACAACGCGATAATCGGAGTCGCCGGGCTGTTCTAACGGCGTTCCTCGGCGTTTCCATTTGTCGTATATCTGCTGTTTAAGCCAACCTAAATCGTACGGGGTTGTCGTGATTAGGACACGGCCTCGCGCAATGGAAAGGCGGCGAAGAATCGCTTGCCATGAATCAAGTTTGAATTTCTTCTGTCCTGCCTCGTCAAGCCACGCGGCTTTCGCGGTAGCAGACTCCAAAGAATCGGGGTCAGTTGCATACCCAAACCATATCGTCGTTGGTTTGTTTGGGTCGTGCTTTCCAAAGGTCTTAACGTCTCCTTCAGGGCTAAAGACAAACTGTTTTGACTGTTGTTTGTATTCCCCTAACCCGCGCATCCGGTTGAACAGCCGCAGGAACTCAGGCAGTGCTTTTTTGGCAAGTAGTTGAAACGTCGGGGTGACAACAAGATAGTCACCGGGTCCGCATCGCGTTATCTCGTTTAAGAGCCATATCGGACCAAACGCTGTTTTACCGCTTTGTGTTCCGGCGATAATCGCGACGAATCGCTCTTTAGCAACAAGCGCTTTTTCTTGGCCTGCGTGTGGCACGAATTGGAATTTATTCGTGACCCGGTTCGTCCTCCACAACTCCCGTAATGACGATTTCGATGCCACAACTTCCAATATCTTTACCATTTGTCGTTACGTCTTTTTCGGTTCGTTCCGACCATTCTTCCTTACGCCGCCGTTTCAGCCATTCTAAACAGGCTCTCCAATCACCATCTTCTTTAGTTGCTTCTTGATAGAGACGCACTGACATGCGAGTAGCGCAAGAAGATTCCGCTTCCAATACAGCACGTGCAAAATCCGCAAAATGCAACCACCGACCAAATGTCGCTTCGTTAATTCCCGACGCCCCTGCCGCGTCTTTACGACTTGCGCCTGCCCTTAAAGCATTACAAATCTTTGCTTCCGTCTCCGGTGTTCGTTTAGTCGGTCGTCCTGCCATAATCTCTATCCACTTGAAAAGTGTAACCCGAATTTCGTCGCGTCTGCTTCATTCTTAACTCCGACATACTCAAACCCGGCTGACAGCCGGGTTTGACTTCCTGTTCCCTTGAGTTTACTGCCTTTCATCTTTGTGCCGGTCGCATTGTGCGTTTGATTTAGCGATGGTGTGCGGTGCATTCTCCACAAAGACGAGCGGTTGAAATACTGAATCATTGCCGGATGCGAAGTCGTTATCATTACCGGTTTATTACTCGTTCTGTACAAAGAACAAACATATTCAAGCAGTCTATTCCCGACGCCCACGCCTTGATAATCCGGCAGGCAGACAACACGAGTAACACGCCACCCTTTTTTAACGGGATGGGGGAAGTACATCACGGCACAAAAAGCAACAGGGACTTCATTCCAAAACGCGCAAAAGCAAGCCGCAGTAGGATTTAATCCGTGGTCTAAATAATGATATTTGCGAAATAATCCCCATGCTGACGGGTGAACGCGGCGTATCGTGAGATTGATTTCAGGTCGCCGAAGATGCCTCCCGACGATAAATTCGCCCGTATGCGGATAGTAGACCCAATCAGGTTCTAACCATTCGGCAACGTCATAATGACACGTCACAGCAACAAATTTCTGATTTCGTTTTCGTACAGTCTTGGCAATCGCCGCGCTTCCGATTTGAGCAACCGTTCTATCAACTACAGAAGTAAACTCATCAACAACGCAAAGGTCGGGCATCTCTGCAAGTGTTCGCGCCATGTTAACACGAAACTGTTCTCCATTACTGAGAACATGAAACGGGCGAAGCCATAACGGAGGTGAAGAAAACCCCACGGAAGATAACAGCGTCGTTATTTCCTTGATACTGATATTTTGAGGAAACCCATCTAAGAGTGATTTATCAGAATTCCATTCCCAACTAGAGACAAGATTATCAGAAAATAACTCACGAGCAATTGTGCTTTTACCACAACCAGACGGTCCAACAATTAAACCTATATTCCACGACTCGGGAAATTCTATGTCAACTTTCCACGACTCTACAGAATGTGCATCTGCACTAATATCAAATAAACCTTCGCATTGCATCACGCGAGCGGTACGCGCAATCTCAATGCTTTTTACGACATTAATGCTCGGCATTGCAATCCTTGATTTGTAAACGATTCCAATAGTTGAGTTTGATGTATTTCACTGTCGCACGTTACCATAATCATAAAAGACTCTTTGAGTGCTTGAGGTGTTGTATCGTCATCTGTCGTGTTGTGTATTCCGGCAAGGTCGTTTATCAGCCTATCCAAATCGTCGCCATCGAACCCGGTTCCTGACAACCCCTTATGCGTCGTTGCCAACTCTGCGAGAAGTTCGGCGAGTTTGCTCTCGTCGTCGGTTCCGAGTCGTGCCGTTCGGTTGTCGGCAAGGAGGATACGCAGTTCTTCGTCTTCGTCAACGTCTACCCAAATGACCGGGACGGTATCAAACTTCTCTGCTTTGGCAACGTCGTATCGGTGATTACCTGCGAGTATCTTTCCGTTTCGCTTGTTGGCGACGATAGCACCGTAGAACCCGTTGGTTTGTACCGATTCCTGAATTGCGCCAAAATCACCTTGGTTAACATTCCGCTCGTGCTTCTTGAGACGGTTGACATCGACCTGTTCAAAGTCTTGGTTAATGATTCTCGCCATTACCGTCTATTCCATCCGTCATGCTCAGGTAACTTTCCGTCCATGTCTCGTCGTGCGTAATCAACCGGGAGTGCCCGTCTTCGGCTTGTGTCGCCATGCTCGTCTGAGTTTGCGCCGAGTCTGTCCTGTGCGGATTGTTCGGGGTCAATGTCGTTTGATTCAGCGATA